TCACCGATGGTTGCGGGATTCGCTCGGCAGGGGCAGGCGGCGGGCGTACAGGCAGAGGTGGTCGTAGGCCCAGAGCTTGATCAGGGGGACCAGCGTGCGGCGGGCGGTGAGGTAGTCGCGGGCGAAGGGCCAGCCGGAGTTGAAGTGGCCCGCGAGATACCGGCAGGCTGATCGGGGCCAGGAGAGAACCTCGAATGGGTAGCCGGCCATCCAGCGGACCTTGTCCAGGTTTCGGTCGATGCCGGCGAACTGGAAGCCTTCGATCAGGAAGGTCTCGAAGCCGGAGCCGGACTGGATTTCCCATTCGAGGGGCAGGTTGATGTAACGGTTGAGGCGGCGCGTAGCTGGGTCGTTGACGTCGAGCGGCCAGAGCAGCTCGAAGCCGGCGTTCGGGTGTGATGCCAACACGTACAGGCGGATGGCGTCCACGTGATCCTTGACGGTCTGGCGGAGGAAGTTGGCGTCCACGTAGCCGTTGACTGACGGGTCGTCACTTGGTGCTAGGAAGGTGTGCAGGGCACGACCGTACTGCACCTGGAATCGGCTGGTTGTGTAAGCGTCGTAGAAGGCCATGCCGGAGGCGTTGGGGAAGTACCACCAGAGCACCTCACCGAACTGGAGGCGGGCTGTGAGGCCGGCGGCCCCCATCAGGGTTGCCATCTCCTCGTAGGCCTTCTGGATGTAGTCGCGGAACGGCGGGGTGAAGGCGCAGTGCGAGGAGTATTTGTTGCCGAAGCCCGTGGCCGTCTGAACGGGTTGGCCGTCCAGGTAGCGCTGCACCCAGACGACCGAGGGCGGGTCGTCCGGCGGTAGGACCAGTTCCTGCGAGAAAGCCGCCACGCAGCTCATGCCATGCGCCGCCAGCTCGGCGAAGTAGTCGGCGTGCCAGTCGCGCGCGGCACGATTCAGCACGGGCGTGACGGAATCGTCGATCACCCATTCGCCCACGACGCCTCCGGTGAGCGAACCTTCCACGGTGACCGTGCCCTGAGCCGAGTTATGGCTCTCAGAGAAACTGAACGAGTAGGCCGGCGCCGGCGAGCGCACCGTGATCGTGAGTGCGCCACCTGAGGCCTGGGCCCAGACGCCCACGAAGACCTCGTTAATGTAATAGGCGAAGTGCTCGGCGATGGTCTCGGGTGTGTCCGCCGGGAAGACGCTCTTGCCGACAGTCGTGCCACCGATCGTAAGAAACGCCTCGTCGCCGCCGGCCCAGGTGCCGCCGTAGGTGACCGTCACCGACGGAAAGTACCCGCCGACGCGCTTCCGCTGGTTCCACCAGAAGACCGAAACGTAGTGATTGATCTCGCCGATCAGGCCCAGCTTGCGGATGGCCCACACCAGACGCTGCGGTGAGAGCTTCCAAGTATGATCCGTTCCGTAGTCACAGGCGACCGCCGCATCGGTGCGCAGCTCCGGCGCGTCCGGCACATCCGTGGATAGTGCGCATTCGACGAAGTCGAAGTAAAAGTACCAGCCCTGGCTATTGGGATTCTTGTTGCCGGTGAGCCGGATCTCGAGGCGATGCCGGCCGGCGCTGACGTTGCTGAAGAGCTTGCGACGGACTTGGCGCGCCCGGGCGGCAGTCTCGTAACAGTCGAGCTGGACCCAGGAGCCGCCGTCCAACCGGGCTTCCACGACGCCGCAGTCGAAATCAAGCCGCGTGCCGAGGTAGATGTCGTGGACCGCCGAGCAGTGCGTTTCCACGGTTGCCGTGGCTCCCTGCTGTGCGGCCCGCTTGGCCCGCCCGTCGCTCCACCAGTTGGTCGGCGCCCACTCCCAGTAGCCCGAATATTGGACCCACGCATCGTCTTCCTCAATGCGCACAGATCCAGGCCCGGCAACCTTGAGCGCCCGCTTGCCTTGGGTGTCGGTGACGGTCCAGTTCGAGAAGGTCGCCTCCCATTCCTGCGCCTGATAAGCCGCCGAGTCGGCGAGCTTCGGCGCGAACGTCAGCCAGATCTTCTGAAGATCGGTCAGGCCCTCAGCGGAGAAGTCTATCGTGACGCGCCAGGTGGCATCGGACGATCCGCCCTGAAGCTGGACCAGGTGGGGCGTGAAGTAGAGGTTCGCGTTCTTGTGCAGCTCGTAAAGGCGGATCATGTTGCCGTCGTAGCCTGGGCGCGCAGCGCGAATCGTGATCGTGTTACCGCCCGCCTCGGCCTCGAGCGGGATGAGCACGCCGGCGCCCTGCCAGTCGAAGCCGTTGATCTGAGCGGCCAGTTCCTGGCAGATCTCGGCGGCGGTCTCCGGGTTGGGCCAGCTCACGATCTTGTCGAAGGCGATGTTCTGATACCACAGCGTGACGCGATCATAGCCGTAAGGGGTGCCGTTGAGGGTAAAAGTTCCTTGAGCCTTGCTGTAAGTCCCTCCAACCAGCGTCGCCCGATCGAACAGCCGCAACTGGACCAACGTCCCCTCTGTCTTGAGGCAGTTCAGATACGGCCAGTCGATGGTGGGGAACTTGGGCGAGTCGATGGGCTGGAGGTTTTCATAGTGCAGATCGAAGCTCAGAGTGATGCCGGAGAAGTCGTCGTCTGGAAGGTAGGAGAAACGAGGGTGGCCGAAGAAGTCGTCGCGGTTCCAGAGGACCAGGACGGCGAAGTCAGCGGCGTCGCGGAAGACGCCCGAGACCTTGAAGCCGGTCTCGGAGGCAGAGTGCAGCGCGGCGGCGGCTCCGAAACCGGAAGCGCCTTGGAGGTGGATGGTGCGCGTGGGCTGGAGCTTGTAGATCGCGTCCATCGCTCACAACCGAATGGTCACCACCAGGCGCTCGCCAGGATAAGTAATGCCAACGCTGGTAATGTCCAGCGTGATTGCCTGATCGGGGCGGATTGCCGGCAGGTCTTTGCCGTCAATCCAGTTGGCCGGGAAGGTCTGGCCTTCCTGAATGATGACGGTGCCAAGCGCGTTTCCGGCGACCTTGACGACGGCGTGGATGTCGCCGCCCAAGGGGGCGTTCTTGCAGTAGGCGTAGATGTCGCGGATCGAGGTAGCCTGCGGCAGATAGACCGGCGGCACGGCGTCACTTTCGATGCCAATGACGCCCTCCACAATCAGATCCACCTGCTCTCCGCTCAGAATGCGCAACCGGCCGTCAACGAGGTTCGAGGTGTAGTTGTTGATCTTGACCGGCGAGTTGCCGAAGACGTTGGTGACGTAGAGCTCGACGGCTGCCACCGCCATCGAGCGGAACGGTTCGCGAGCCTCCCACTCCCCCGAGGCCGGTGTGCCGAAGAAATCTCTCGGCACATGGTAGACACATACCCGCTTGTGCAGCAGGATGAGCCGCGCACCGGAGTCATGCGCGGTGGCGGTCGAGTTCTTCTGCGCCCGCTGGATCTCGGCGGTTTGGCCGTTGATGGCGGTGATCTGGATGATCTCGCTATCGAGCAGGACGAAGTCGCCAAGGGCGAAGCTGCTCAAGTTCTCGGCAGTGATCGAGGTTGCCTGCTCATCGATCGCGGCGCTCAAGGTGGTCTGGATGGGCGCGGTTTCGTCGTAGTGCCAGACAGTGAAAGTAAGGGTGGAGATCGTTTTCGTGTTGGCGAGGTCCTGAAACCCGATTCCGGCAAAGATGAGCATCCCGGGATAAGGCGCCACACCGAAAACCGGCTCGGGCGGCGCGGCCCAGTCGGTGCCCGGCTCCGTGGCCGGCGGCTCCGGCACGACGTCGGCTGGCTTGGGGCCGGTGACCAAGTCGTACATCGAATCGGTGGTCGTGCGGCCCTGTATGTCGATCGAGTAGTCCTTATTGAGACGCCAACTGGTGACGCGGAACTCGCCCGCGCCGCCGGGCATGTCGGGATGGGTCATCGAGCAGACCATGCCGGGCTCGGTGTTGAGGGCTAGCACGGTGGTCTTGAAGGCGATTTGCCGCGCCGCCTTCCATTCGGTCGGCGTGATCCCACCGAGCTCCTCACGCAGCCGGGTCGTGATGATCCGTGCAGCCTGGGATTTCGAAGCGGTGCCGGAGAGATTGACCGTAGACTTCAGAAAGAGCGGTCCGGCGCCGCCGCCGATGAGCGCCGCATGATTGATGTCGTAGAGCGAGATCGAGTTGGCGACGAAGTCGTAGTCCTCGTCGGCGAAGTTGGCGGTCAGGTGGTTGAAGCTGGGCTTGAGCGGCGCAAGCTGGAGGCTCCCGAACAGAATGTTGCCTTCGGTGAAGGCCTCGAGGGCGGAGGAGTTCACACGCACGCCGAGCTTCAACTTACCGAAGGCGAACGTGTAATAACCGAGGCAGTTCATCAGGACTTCCTGAATCCAGTCCCGGAGCGGCTTTTCCTCTTGGATCACGCCGCGGAACTTGAACTGCGTCTCGGCGCCCATGCCGACGAGTTTCGTTACCTGCTGATCGCAGATCTGGGCAGCCGCAATGGCCGCATCCACGTCGAAGAACTGCTCGCAGGTGGCGGCGTCGGCAAAGCGCAGCCCACGCGCCCGGAGCAGCATGTTGATGGCGATCCAGATGGGGTTGGTGAGCACTTGGAGCGAGCGCACGCCCGGCGCGGTCCACACCCAGCCGCTCAGGCCCTGGGCGACGACCACCTCCATGGCATGCTCGGCGAGCCGCGAGAGCTGAAGCCCCTTGGCGTCGGCGCGGCGGAGCATCACGAAGGCCGTGCCCGCGGCCCGCTCGACTGGGTTGTCGGTGTCGAGGCCAAAGGGCGTCGGATTGGGGTCGGCGCCGAGGCTTTCCATCAAGCCAAGCGAACCGGGGTAGCCGTGGTGAAACTGCCCGTCGAGCTTGTGGCCCGTGCCGTAAGCGCCGAGCGGACCTTCGCCCACAATGCCCACGGCCGCGTAGAAATCACTCTCCTCGCGCCCCAGGGCGATTTTGGCGTTCACCGGCATGGCCGAGTCGGTGTAGATCTCCGGCACGACCTCGTCGTAAATCGAATCGGCCACGAGCGAGACGCTAGTGATTGTTGAGCGCCCGAAACCCCAGGTGCCCGTCGAGTTGTCCTTGATGCGCACGCCGATGGGTTTAGCCAGAATGCCGCCGAAGTAGTCATCCATGCCGTGGTTGCGGCAGCCGTTGGGCGTGTCAAAGCCCTTGTCGCAGGTGGTGTCGGGGCCCGTGTAGGGGCAGCCGGCGCCGTCTTTGAACTGCTTCCAGCAGGTGCGCGAGATGCGGCGCGAAGGGTAGGGGAGGTTCAGTTCGTAGATGCCGTCGGCGGCGCGGACGTGGAACTCCGGGCCGGCATCAAAGGACCAGTCGATGATCTCACCCTTCCACAGGTCGAGCTTGATGCCGGTTCCCACATGGAACAAGGAGAACTCGAGCGCCGCCCGGTAGAGATCGACGTCGTTGGCCAGCGCGCGCATGACGCGGTCGGCATTGCCGAAGACGAACCGGGCCTCGTCGGCCTCGTTGCCGATCGACTGCGCGATGCCGTCGAACTCCAGAAGCCGCGCCTGGTACAGCTGGCTGCCGATGGTGCAGCGCCGGTCCGAGACGTAGATGGCCGGGTAGCCGGGCTGCTTGGCGACGATCTTCACGAGCGGGATGATTTCCTGCACCTGCGAGAGCAAGGCCTGCTGGAGGGAAGCGGGAGGGAAGCGATTGACGATCTGATTGAGCGTGTAGGCGGGCGAGGAGGAGGGAATCTCGATGAGCGTCACGCCGAGGGAGCAAACCGCGGCGGCCAGCATCTCCCAGGAGAGCGGCTCGTTGGCGAAGCGGCAGGTGTAAGCGGTCGTGCCTACGCCATCGTCGTTCGGCGCGTTGTAGGTGAATGCGCCATAGGGGCCGTAGTGCTGCTCCCAGAAGTCGCGCAGGGCGATCCGGTCGGTCTCGCGCAGACGCGCCTTGCGGACGGTGAAGCGCTTGGCGCCGGTGCCCAGCAGGAAGCGTTGCTCGATCTTCGAGTTGCCGGAGCCGAACTGGTGGATGACCACTGCGGGCGCCTGCGAGCGCCCGTGCGGGTAATCGGGCGCCAGCGGAAACACGCCGCTCGGCGCAATCTCGGGCACCGGGACGTTGCCGAGGAAGTCGGGCACGGAAGAAAGCTCTCAACGCTGGACGAGGTAGCCCCAGCTGACCGACGGGCTGCCAGAAGCATTCGCCCATCCAGGCGTGATGTTGATTGTGCCGCTCTTGAGCTGCGCCACGACTTGGCCCTGGACGTACCCGCTGGCGTTCAGCGGCAGCGCGGGAGAAACGAAGGTCCGTGCGCCCTTCAGGTCGGTCCAGGTCACAGTGAGGAATGCCGTTCCGCCGCTGCCGGCGGTCGTCGTGAGGTAGTAGAGCACGGTGTAGAGATAGTCTCCCTGGGCATTGGGGGTGCAACCGTCGGAAGCGCCGCAGGACTGGGTGGCCAGCGTGCCGGTCCCGGAAGGGTACGTCCCGTAGGTGAAGCTCTTCAAGCGCTTCACCATGCCGGTGATGGTGAAGTTGGTGAGCGATGCTTTCTGCGACCACGGCGCCAGCTCGATGTAGCTGTTGTTGGCTTCGTCGAATGTCCCATCCACGTTGAGAAAGCGGACTCTGAAGCCCTGCGGGTAGTTGGGAGGCGCGGAGGAATCCGGTGGCCGGATGTCGATAGGGACGGGATTGAAGATCTCCCCGGGATTGCCGAACGTCACCGACGCACCGTCCCGGAGGGAGACAGTGGCTTGTTTGTTGGTCTCGTCGGTGGACACGACCGAACTTGACCCCAGATTTCCGCCCCCTGTCCAGTACGCCATCGAGTTCGCGACGCCGCCGGAAAGGGCGGTACAGGTGGGGCAGGAGAACAGGCCCGTTCCACTGTCATAGGCCAGCGGGCTTTGCGCAGAAAATGCGGCACGGGCGCGCGAGTCGAGATAGTACTTGTTCACGCCGCTTTCCGGGACTTTGTCGGTGTCGTAATCTCCGGATTGGGCCGTGACCGCGCCGGTGCGCCCGAAGATGCTGCTGACCCCCGCACTGAGCGTTGATGGGCTCCAGCGGCGGAGACCGTCACTCCATACCAGCGTCTGGCCGTCTGAGGCGCCGCCGGCCAGGATTTGCGATGGCTGAATGGTCATTTGCGGCGCTGGCGGCTGGCTGACGCGGACGCCAGCGATTTTCAGCGGCGTTCCGCTGGTGGGGACCACCCAGTACTCCGACCATGCCATGCCGGACTTCGGACGGTAGACGACATAGTAGCTGGTGCCGCTGGGCACCGCCGTATCGTTGGGCTCGAGCTCCACCTGGAATTGGCCGCCCGAGATCTGGAAGTCTCGCGTCCAGCGGCTGATCATCTTGCCCTCGGAGGTGGTCATCGCCGGCCCAGAGATCGTGACCCGGCCTTCGAAGGCCTGCGGCGGAAAGCTGGTGTAGATGGTGTCCTGGATCAGAGTCCCGGCCAAGCACAGGGCCGGTAAGAACAAGGCGCAGATTCGGATGTTCATCAGGCAAGCTCCACCAGTTCGACGGTGACTTCGATCAGAGCGATTCCGGCCGATTGCTCCCAGGCGCCTTCGAAACGGACGGTGTAGCGGCCTTGTGTGGCCTGGCCGGTCGGGTCGTAGCTGAACTTCGGATTCGTGTCCCAGGGGTCGTAGAAGTAGAACGGCTCTTGCGGACCTTTGCGCGCATCGTAGAAATCGCGCAACGTCACGAGTTGCGCCGACGTCAGCCGCTTGGCCAGCCGCCAGCGTTTGCGGCTGTTCGTCGCCTGGACCGAGCGCTGGGACTCGCCGCCCGCGTACTCGTTGTCGAGAACCGGATACTCCTGACTGCGCACGAAGGCTGTCGACAGGCTCCACGGCAGGACGGTGGATGGCGCGGCGTTTTCGACCGATCCTGGCATTATTGGGACGCCCGTTCCAGCCAGCCTTTGAGATACGGCAGATACTTCGGGTCCTTGGCCGCCAGCGTCCGGTAGTGCTCGGCGGCCAGCGCCCGCAAGTGGCTCAGGACGCATTCCACCGGTGCTTCATTGGCAGCCGCAATGGTGCGCTCGCCGAGGAGGCCGTCCACGGTGAGCTGCGCGCCACAGCGCACGAGCGCCTGCTGGAGAAGCCGGGTTGCACGTTGCGGCCCGAGGTTGACCGCCAGGTCGAAAAACTTGGTGGCCAGACGCTGATCCTGGAGGCGCTCGAAGCCGTACCGCTCCCACCAGTGCTCGCGGTAGATTTCGATGGCTTGCTCGCGGGTGAGGTTGCGGATCGCGTCCCGATCATGCGGCAAGCCGATCGAGCGCAGAAACTCAGCGGTGAGGCCGAACTTCGAGATCTCACCAGTCGTGTGGTCTTCCAGGTAGCCGCCTTCGTGCCCGAGCACGACGGCCACGACGGCATTGAAATCGACGCCACGCGCAGGCGGGGAGTTCACGACGGCATTGAAATCGACGCCACGCGCAGGCGGGGAGTTCATGCCGCGCGGTCCGCGGCCTACGAGCAACAGGATCACGCCGACCAGGATCAGCGTTAGGGTGGCCAGGATAAGCGAGAACATCTGGCGGTTGGCGGCCTGAGCTTCCTTGGCGGTCTCGATATAGGTCTCGATGCGGGTGAGGCGCTGGGCGGCATCTAGGCGTTCGAGCTCGTGATCGAGGCGGTCGATGCGTTGTTCAAGCTGCTGCGTGCGGTCCACCTCTTGCGCCTGGGCGCCATTGCGCATGTCCACGGCGAACTGAACCCCCAGGAACAGCAGGTAGAGGATCATCACCGCGCCCAGCGCTTTGCGCAGCGCATCATAATGCCATCGGATGATTCCCATCAGTTCTCCTATGCGGTAAGTGTGCCGGGGCTGAGCTGCAAGGCCACGAGTTCGCGCCGGCCGGCGTTGGCTTTGGTGGCCGCGAGCGAGGAGGCTTGCACGGAGCGCGGGTTGTCCAGCACCACCCGCACCGTCTCCTTCTCGAAGAACTCCTTCGCGCCGGGCACGGTGATGTTGATCACCGTGGGAGCAGCCGCGGATGGGGCGCCCCCGCCAATCCGATCAATCGTGAGGCCGCCGGCGCTCTGTTGGAAGAGGCTGCCGCCTTGCTGCAACAGCGAGACCGGCTTGACCGTGGCCGGAAGACCCGAAGTGCTCTGGCCCGTCGACAACGCATAGAGTTCCACCAGATCGCGGATCTGCGGGCTGCGGATGGCCATGTCGAGGTTACCGCCAAAAGCCTGCTTGGCGGTCTCGACGATCTGCTTCAACACGTTGTTGTCGCGGATGTCGATGCCGTAGGTCGCTTTGATCTTCTCGCGGGCTTTCTCCTGCGCGCCCTTGACAAAGAGGCGCACCAAGCCGGCCACGGCGCCGGCTCCGGCGCCGATGGCGGCGCCCAGGGGACCACCATATTTGAAGCCGATCAGCGCGCCGCCGGCCGTGGTCATGCCAAGGCCGGAAAGCCCGCCGCGCTGGAGGCCGTACATCCCGAGCATGGCTCCGCCCATGAGCGCCGCGTTCGACTTGCCGATGGCGGAGAGTTTCTGCCCCATGGTCGCGGCTTCCCAGGTAGTGGCCATGCCCGGACCGAGTTGGACGCTGCCGCCAATCCCGAAGAATGATTTGAGGTTCGCCAGTGTGCCTGCCCAGGCCTGGCCGGAGAACAACCCGGCTCCGCCGCCGGCGCTGGCGGGCATGAAGGGAGGCGTGCCCCACCCTCCGGCCGCGCCGCCTGGAATGGGACCAGCGCCGCCACCGAAGACCGGCACAGCGCCGATTCCAAGCAATCCGCCAACCCTGCCGAGCGCGCTGCGACCAGAGGCGCCGCCACCAGCCGTCGACAGCCGCGTGCCGGCGAATAACTCCATCAGCATGGCCGCCACGCGCGAGGTCACGATCTCTTTGATCGCCGTCAGGATGGCAGTCTTGAGCGCGTTCGCAATGGCCGACCAGACCGACTGGGAGCGAGTCAGCAGTGCGTCAAAAACGCCCTCAGCCTGCCGCTTGAGAGAGTCGAAGATCTGCCGGTTGTGATCGCGGACGAGTTCAGCCTGCCGGATGGCGGCGTTCTCGCGCGCGGCCTGGATGGCCGCGTCGGTGGCCTCCTGCTGCTGCCAGCGGATATCTTCGCGCTGCTGGCTGAGTTCCGCGATGCGCGCTTGGATCTCATCGGCCCGGTAGCCCAGGCGCTGGAGGTTGGCCTCCTCCTCGAGCACCATCCGCGAGGTCTCCAGATCAAACAGCCGCTGCTTGATCTCGTGGACGCGCTCGAGGTACTCGATCTCGATCGCAGCCTTGCGCTGCTCAAGGGCCAGCTTCTGCTCGAGCGTCTGCGCGTCCGCGGCCTCGGCCTGGCGCAACTGGGCGTCGCGCAGCCAGCCGGCTCGCTCGAGCTCGAAGCTATAGACCTGCTCGGTATGCTCGAGCGCCTGACGTGCGGCGTCCTCGTCGTTGGCAAGCCGGCGCTGGTAAAGCTCGGTGTCAAAGGCCAGCCGCTGCTCGTACTCCTCCCTGGCGCGCTTAAGCGCCTCCTCGGCGGTCTCCTTCTGGAGCCCACGCAGCTTGGCTTGAAGCTCGCGCTCGAGGTTGTGGCGGGCTTCGGCGAGCAGCGTGTAGCGATGGATCACACCGCGCTCATCGACGAAGGTTGTCAGCCGCTGGACCTCGCGCTCCACCTCAATGAGCGCCCGTGCCGGCCCTTGGAGCGCTTCGGCCTCCGCGGCCAGGACGCTTTCGCGCGTTGCGCGCACCGCCTCGATCTGGCGCTTCTGGATCTCGGCGGCCAGCTTCAGGCTCTCGAGATCCGGCGCGGCCTCAAGCCTGACCTTGGGCCCGGGGACCTCAAAAGTCTCCTGGCCGGGCAAGGCCCGACGGCCGGCGACGAGCTCGCGCAGTTGCTCATCCGTCATCCCGCGCCGGCGGAGCTCGTCTAAACTGACCTTGCCCGCCAGCAGCTGCATGCGGAGTGCGCGCCGTTCCATTTCGTCGAAGCGCGCCTCAACCTCTTCCTGACCACGCCTCCACTGCGCATAGACGGCCATGCCGGCGCCCACGGCAGCGACGCCCAGCAAGGCATAGGGGCTCAGCGTGGCCAGATTGAGCGCCGCGATTGATTTGGCCAGAGCCAGGATCTTGTCCGCGAGCTTATATGCGGCGAAGGCAGCTCCTACCGCGGCTACCGCTTCAGCGAGCTTGAGCAGACCGTCGGTGTTGTCGCGCAGCCAGCTAACCAGCTCACGCAGGTTGGCGAGCAGCGCCACCAGATCGCTCTGGAAGCGGGCGCCGATCTGCTCGCGCAGACGCTGAAACTCACGCTGGAGGGCGCCGAGCTGACCTGCCGCGGTCTGCATGACGGCAGCATGCGCGCCCTGGATCTTGGCGCCCTCGCGCATAATGGCGTTGTAACGGACCTGCTTCTCCTCGGCTTCGGTGAGGGCGCGGCCCAGCCGGAGCTGCTCGGCGAGTGCCTCGCGCTCGAAGTTGACGAACAGGCCCAGGCTGCGCAGGCCCCGCGAGTAGCCAGACTCGATCGCCATGACGATGGTCTCGAGCGCCTCACCTGCGGCCACATTCTGGATGGCGGCGGCGTCCTTGGCGAGCTTGGCCAGACCCTGTGCCTTCGAGAGCTCCAAATCGGCCACGATCAGCCGCTGGACGGCGTGGGCTGCCTCGGCGTATTCGAAGCCGATTTCTTGGATCGCCGAGACCTGCTTGGCCGCCGCAGCCGCTCCCGCGCCGTGGGCATTGGCCAGCGCCTTAAGCGAGGCTTCCGCCTTCGCGTTCTCAGCCGCCATCATGACCGAGCCGACGGTGAACTCCTTGACCCCGCCCAGCGCGCGCTCGATGGCCTCGGCGAGCAGGTTGCCGGCGGTGGCGCCCTTGACCATGGCCGCGGTCATGCCGTCAATGCCCCGCGAAGCCCCGCGCGCGGCGCTCACTGCGGTGGTCTCGATCGAGGATAGGCCGGCGTTGACGCTCTTGATCGACGCGTTGGCCTTGTCCGCATCAACGGTGACCACCAGTTCGAGCTTGCTGTCAGCCATGGCGGTTGAGCCGCTCCTCATCGAAGCGGGCCTGTTCCTGTTCGACAATCAGCATCGCCTGGAACTCATCTGCCGCGATTTCATCCAGGGACAGCTTGACGCCCAGCTTTAGCGCCGCGCGAAGATCGAGTGCGCGGCGCAGGAGTTGACCGGGTTCGGAAGACTGCGCCGCATCCAGCCGATCGAGCGGGCAGTGATCGCAGCGACCGCCCTCGGGCGCATCCGGACAGAGTCCGGGATCGCACAACTGGTCGCGCCGCAGCGACCAGTAGACCAGGTAGCGCAGGGAGGGCCGCTCGGGCCACTCCCCGCTCAGGAGTTTCCCTCGCGCTCCTCAAAGCCGGCCTCCAGAGCATCAATGGCGGCCTTCACTGCTACCGCTTGGTGGATGATCGGGACCGCACCAGCGTAACCCTCCGTCGTCTGGCAGAGCTTCTGGTAGAGCGCGCCGGCAGCGGCCAGATTCACAGTCAGCTCCTGGCGGTTGAACGGCAGATCCAGGATGCGGGCGAAGCCGCGGCGGTACTCGATCACGTCCTTGGCGCTCGGCATGCACAGCACATGCACGGTGGTCCCGCCGGGCACGCGCACCAGAACGCGAAAGGCCCCGGCCTCCGGTACGACATCATCCACCTCGGCCTGGCTCAACTGCTCGATGATCCGGCTGGCCTCGTAGGCATCGACTTCATCGCCTTCGTCGATGCGGATCTTGCGGAACAACGCCGCATCCACCTCTTCGGCATTCGGGATAGTCGTCTCTGAGACACCGCGCCCGAACTGTTTGATGACGATCTTGCGGCGCCGTTGGCGTTCGATCCACTCCTCATCGGTTGGGAAGCGGACCTTCACCGTGCGCGTGCCCTCGGCCGAGCGAAGCTGGATCTCGACCTGGCGCCCTGAATCGAATACGTTGCTGGTTTCCATAACTCCTCCCATCAGCCGATGTTGTCCTGGCTGCACTTGGCGACCGCGGTGAGGAGGCCGTTGGTCGTATCCCACAGCGGAGTGCACTCTACCTCCACCGTGACGATCCCGTCGGTGTCCCCGACCACCGCCGTACGGAAAGCGACCTTGTGGAAGGTCACCTCGAGCGAGTGGTAGTCGCTGCCCGAGATCAGCTCCCCCTGAAGACTGACGACCGCCGTGCCCGTGGTCTGGTTGCGGAGCTTCGTCAGTTCAGTCGAGCCGTGCTCAAAGCGGGCCGTGAACTTGAGCGAGGCCTCGCGGTCGCCGAACTCCAGGCGCCCCCGGATAGCCGCACCGTCCTGCGTGCCCGAGCCGGGATAAAAGCCCGAGTCGAGCCTGAGGTTGTTCTTGAAGCCGAACTCCAGCGAGACCAGGTTGCGGCTGGTGACGTAGTCCACGCCGTTGATCGTGACCTGGGCGCTCGCGCCAGGTAGCAGATGCTCGGTGGTGCCGGCCGGCAGCGTGATCCCGCTCGGCTCCACCAGCTTGCCCGAGCCGGCGAAGTTGATCGTGATGCGCGAGTTTGCCCGGCCCGGTCCCGAGCCGACCGTGATGGTGAAATCCTCGATCACGCAGCCTATCGCCATGCGGTCAAGGACCGCATTGGCACCCTGGCGGATGGCCTCGATGAAGGAGAAGGCCGGCAGCTCGATGCCGCCCGTGACCGGATCCTGTGGCGTACAGGTGTAGGTGATCACAGGCGGCGTGCCGCTTTTGACGCGGTTGCCCAAGCCAAAGACAAACGCCCAGGCGGCAATCTCGCTGGTGAGAAACTTCTCGATCGAGCCGCTCACGTCCCAGTGCGATTTGAACGTCTGGGTGGCGAACTCGTGCCCTTTGCCGAGCTCGGCCGCATCGTTCTCCGTGTTCAGCGTCACGGTCGAAAGCGCGGCCTTGGTCTTGGTCAGGCTCCAGATGTCGCCGGAGACGTTGGGCGTCGAGAGATCGGTCTGCTTCTTGTAGCCGAAGCCGATCTTGGTTTCACGGATGTTGGCGGGCATCTCAATCTCCTATCTCGGTGAAGCTCACCGTGACTTCGAAATAGTCGGTTCCTTGCTCGTCGCTGGCGCGCTGGATCGAAGGCAGATCCATCGGGTGGCAGCGCGGGTGGACCGTGGTGTAGAGCATCTTCAGCGCACTCCCGGCGGGCACGCCGTTGACGATCAGATCAAACAGCCGGTAGTAAGCCGTGGGCGGGTCGCCTTCGAGCGTCTCCCGCGCGCGGAGGTAAAGCGAGAGGTTGTGCCTCCAGGCTTCGCCTGCGCCGAAGCTGCCCGGTGTGGTGCCCTGCCAGGCGACCAGGATCGAGGGCACCGGCATCTCGTAGATGGCCAGCGGCAGGCTGACGCGTTTGGGGTAGAGGTCGTGGTAGGCATAGATCCTTTGCGGGTCGCCTTCCATCTCGGCGACCAGCTCCGGGATGGCGCGGAGCTTTTCGACCAAGGCATCGACCAGCTCGGCCGGGTTGATCATGACTGTCTGCCTCCGAGCAAGCGCTCGACGACCAGCCGGGGCGTGATCTCGTGCAGGAGGCGGCGGGCGGCCTCGATGACTGCGGCGCGGTTGCGCGGCGAGAAGACCAGCCAGGGTTCACGACGCATGTTGGCCAGTCCCTTGATGCGCTCCTTGCGGGAGGTGAGCGCCGCCTTGGCCGCGCGCTCACTGACCGTCCGCACGGAGAGGTTGCCGAGCATGCTGCCGGTGAGCGAGAGGTCGCGCACCGCGCGCCGGCGCAGTCGCTTTGACTTGTAGATCGCATAGCGCTTGGTGAGCGGCTTGGCCGGCCCGTCCGTTGGTCCCAGGCCGGCGGCCAGGCGGTTTTTCACCGCCGCCAGCCCGACGGTGCCCAGCTTGAGCATCTCAAGCTGGCGAAAGTTCAGATGATCCACCCGGAGCTGCTTGCGGAACCAGATGCGAACGCTCGGCACGAATCACACCGTTCGGTTAAAATGCAGCACCAGCCGGAGGCCGCCCTCGGCGTCAGCTTCAAGATCCACGACCTTATAGATGGAGCCGTCCACGGCAACCTCATCGCCCCGTGCGGGCGGCTCTGGGAAGGCCACCGCCCGCACGAACAGCAACGCGTAGACGCCCGGCGCTGCGTTCTCAGGCCGAGCCCCGCTGTCCACAATGCCCGTGACCGTAAACGGATCGCCCGCCGCCGGTGTGTAGGTGATCTGGCGGCCGAAAGCGCGCAGGCAGGCCTCGTCAGCCCGACCGACCGAATCGGCGAACGCCATCAGGAGATGAAGGCACCATTGAGCCGGACGCGGCCCGTAGCATCGCCGTCCGCGGCCGCCTTGACCGCAACGCCGATCAGTTTATTGCCGGTCGAGGTCTTGGTCGCGCGCTCGTTGGTGTTGTCCCAGTAGACGAGATCACCGGCCGACCAAGCCGTGCCGGCGCCAGTCTCGCGCGTGAGATCGAAGACGCCCTCGACCTGAAACTCCCCCTCGGCTCCGCTCGCCACGTCGCCCGCAGCCACGCCGAAGATCGAGCCGACCAGCGCCCCGCCGCCCGGGCTGACGGCATAGGGCGCCGCCAGCGTCAGAATCTTTCCCGCTTGCACGTAGTTCTTCACGTCGTTCCTCCTTAGGCGCCCGCGTTCTTCTGCATCCCGCGCCAGTCGATCGCCTTGGCGCCGAAGTCCAGGCGGGCCTTGATTTCAACGCCGTCCACCTCGAAGCCCTGGCGCGTCTCGATGTAGACGCCGTCCTGCCCTTCGAGATAGGCGTATTCGATGGTGTCGATCTGATCGGGCGAGGCGAACAGGTACCAAGCCGTGGTGCTCGCCGCGTCCAGGCGCGGTTCGGCCACCGGCGTGAGTGCCCGGATGTATTCGGGCACAACGTTGGCCGTCTGCGCCGGCGCCAGGTTCGCCGCCACAAGCTGAAAGGCGGTGAGCTGCAACGCCACCGGCACGGCCAGATACCGCGCCTGCACGTTCAGCGTGGTGGCGCCGTCCAGGCCCTTCTGTTTGGCCATCGCCGCCATGCCCGCGCCCAAGCCCGTCAAGCCCAGGGCGCTGCCCGAGCCAGTGTTGAGGTTCGCGTGGTTGGCGTGGAACAACGCCACACCGTCGCCCATCGCGGGATTCGAGGTGATGATGCCCCAGACGGTGTCGCTCTCGAGCGTCGCCGCCGCTACGCCGAAGCCTGCCGGGATGCGCGTGAAGGCGCCCAGATCGTCATTGATGATCACCTGGCGGGTGATCCCGACGATCCGCCCGTAAGTCGCCAGCTTGTAGGTTTCCTTCGACTCGGCGATCGAGCCGTAGGTGAACTCGCCCTTCTCGTTGACCTTCTGGAGCGCCGGCGATTCGCCGAGCTGAAGCGCGTTGATGTTCTTGAAGTCGGCCGCCGTGCGCCGCCGCGAAAACGGCAAGAACGTTCGCGGGTACGCCTTGTAGGCCTGGCGCAGGGTCTTGCTGGCCACATCCGCCAGGATGTAGGGGAAGTCCGAGGTCGAAAGCGCCAGCTTGGCGATCTCGTTGCGGCTCAGGCGCCGCGTCCGCGTGCCGGCGGCCTCCAGGCACTCCCGCCCCAGGTCAAGCAGCGTCATGCCAAGCCAGTCCCTGCCCAAGTCCTCCTTGAGTGGAAACAGCTTCGGGTCATACCGGTGAAGCAGCGAGGCCGCGATGCCGGCCCTGCGCGTGTCCGCCTCGTCGCGGGTGACCACGGCGGTGGCGCTGCGAATGGGCGTTTCTTCGCTGCGCCGCGCCAGCTCATCGAGCGCCAGCCGGCGGAACTCCTCGACCGCGGTGCCGCACTCGATGTGCTCGGCGATGAGCCGGGCGTCGAGCTTGGCCGTCCGCCCGATCTTGTCCAACTCCAGGATGCGGGTCCGCTCAGCCAGCGCCGCGGCCTGCCGCTCCGCATCCACGTTCACTTCGTTACGGGCTTCTCCGCCCGTTTCGGTGATGGTCTCTTCCATCGTTTGCTCCTGTGGGCCAGTTGCCCGTTCGAACTTGAATCCCGCACCCGGGTCGGCGCCGATCGGCACCAGCGAAACCTCCTCGGGTTCCCAGTCGGTCACCAGGATCTGGCGCAGGGCGGCTCCCTCGGGCGTTACGTCCTTGAGCGCGTGAATGGCCACGCCCATCGAGGCGTTGCGCAGGATGCCGTCCTCGACGTCCCGCCAGATCGGGGTGACATCCTCGCGTTTGGAGAAACGCACGATCGCCTTGCCCGCGCCGCTTTCGATCCAGGCCTTGGCGATCACGCCGATCACGTCGGCCACGGTGTAGTCGCGGTGAGAGTTCAAAAGCGGCGCCGAACCGCTCGCCAGCCGCTCCAGCCGCACCGCGCCCGGCTCCATCGAGAAACGCATCTCGTAAGGACCACGCGCGTCGTAGCGCCGGACGGCGGCGCCGGTGTACCAAGTGAGCGTCGCCGTGCGTTCGTCATGGTCGGCTGGAGCGAGGGCCTCAAACCGTGCTTCCAGCCGCTCTCTCTTGAGGGTCATTTTGAAGCTCCTTCTGCTGGGTGCCGCTCTGCGTGACCCGCCGCGGGTCGCAGTCGAGCACGATGCCTTTCTCATCGAGCAGCCGGTTGATCTCGGCGATCTGTTCCAGCTGCGCGTCCGGATCGTAGCCTTGCTCGGCGATGGCCTGGCGCAGCGTCAGCGTACCCGTGCGGATGCGGTTGAGCGTCGCCAGCGAGTCCTTGTAGGGATCGACGCTACCGAAGCCCGGCGGCGTCCACTCGGCCTTGAACGGTCCCGGCTCCGGAATCTCACCAGCGGTGAACGCGACGGCAAGAAACCGCTCCCACACGGGGATGCAGAACATCGGAATGAAGACGAGCCACCGGAAGGCCTCGATCCCGTTGCGGAAGCTGAGCAAGCCGGCGCGGTAGGAGGAGTAGTTCACCCGCGAGAGATCGCCGGTCAACTGCTCGTAAGTGAGCTGCAAACCGGTGGCGATGGTGGCTTGCTTGGCGGCGACGTAATCCCGGTAGCCGGCCACATGGCTCGGCGTCGAGAACGTGATCTCCTCACCCGGCCTGAGGTACTCGATCATGCCCGGCTCGAACGACTCGATCCGCTTGCCGGTCGCCGACTCGGTGGTCGCCGGGCCGATGCTCGGACCTTCGGGACCGTGCGGCTGGGTGACGAAGGCCGCAAAGCAGGCCTCGATCTTCTTGCGCACCAGCTCGGCTTCTTCGTACTCATCGAGGTCGCGCAGCGTAATGACCACCGGCGCCAGCCACGGCACCCCACGCACCTGACCGGGCCGGTCTTTACGATACACGTGCAGCACCTCGGAGGCGGGCACGCGGGCGCTCGTGAGGCTCCCGCGCAATGAGGTCTGCGTGACCTCTCCGGGATGGCTGCCGAACAGCCAGTAGTAAACGCGCCGGCCCACCAGGTCGAACTCGACGCCCTGGATGATGTAGCCCGTCTCGGTCTTCTGGGTCTTCGACTGATCCAGGTAGTCAGGCTCCAGAACCTGCAACTGGACAGGAATCTTGAGGCCGTCGCCGTCTCGGCGCTGGCGGAATCGAACCAGACACTCCCCGCTCTCAAACACCGTCCGGGCGACCAGCGCCTGGATGCCGTAGAAATCGAGCTGGCCGTCCGCATCGCACTCTTCAATCCATTCCGACCATGCGCGATCGATCTCGCGGTTCAACTCCTGGTCGCCCGTGCGCGCCTGCGCCGTAATCCCGGTCCCGATCGCATTGCCCACGACCTCAGCCACGGCCCGCGCGGCGTACGGGTTGTTGCGGATGAGGTCCCGCGAGCGCTCGCGCAGCTTCGTGAGCGCCTGCGCGATCTCGGCGTTGGCCGAGTTACCGGTCGTGATCCAGCCGTCGGTCCGCCGGCCCGTCCGGGCGCCCTCGTAGGCCAGCCGCACCAGGTCGGCGGCGCGGCGCGCACGCAACCGGCGCAGGCCCACCTCCGGTGCCACCCACGCGATAGCCTTGTCGAGCCAGTTCATCCCTTGCTGGTCTGGGCGAAGCTGAAGCGATCCGGCGCCGTGCCCGCTTCGCTTTCAAGCGCATCCTTGATTACGGCGCGTGCCTTGAGAAGGTCATCCATCGAGCGGTAGGTGACGGTGCGGTCGCCGAAGTGGACGGTCAGCTCGCCGCTGGCGATGGCGGCTTCAATCGCATCAAGTTGCTGTTGACTCCAAGCCATTCACTGCCTCCGCCGCTTGAAGTAGAACGTCGCGCGTGAGCCGGCTTCGCGCACGACGGAGACGAGTTCCCAGCCCTGGGTGCCGTAGTCGGCGAGTAGGTCCGGGGATTCGGCCTCGGCGGTCACCACCGTGTATTCCCACTGCGGACGGGCTGTTTCCGCCGGCATGCCTCGGATCTTCATCGCTTGAGCCATTCCTTGGTCCGGTCCCCGAGCCAGCGCCGCTCCTGCGGTGGAGCCGGCGCCGCCTGCTGTTGTTCGTTGCGGAGCGCTGCAATCCGGTCCGCTTCGTTGTCGAGCGACAGCCCCATCGAGATCAGCGCACGCAGCGCGGCGTAGGCATAGACGCGCGCGTCGAGTGCTTCGTGGCGCACGCCGGGCTTCGGCCGCCATTCGCGTTTCGGCTGCCCGCGACTGTAGGTGGTCACCAGCACCTCGCCCAACAGCTGCTCGAAGTAGTTCTGCTCGCGATCCACCGGGAAGTGCGCATAGCCTGGCGTGCCGGGCGTCGGGTTGCGCAGCCGGCCGATCAGAGTCTCCTTGGCCGTGTCAGTCCCGACCAGCCAGGGCCGCTCGCCCCGGATGTTCTTCGCCGTCGGCTTCCTCTGCCAGACCGGCTGCGTGCCGCCCACACCCTTTACCGCAAACACGCGCCGGTGGTAGCGCGTCCGGCAGAACTCGTACACCGCCTGCGACTCGTAGGACGAGTCGATCGCGCACGCCGCTATCGGAAGCGACAGGCCGGACTCATGCTGCCAGCGCCGCTCCAGATACGAATCGAGTTCCTGCCACAGGGCCGCTCCGGTCGGATCACCCGGCAGCACGCGGTACTCGATGGACCAAGACTCCTCGCCGCGCCCCCAGCCGACCAGTTCCAACTCGAGGCGGTCCTTCTGAACGTCCACGCCCGCGGTGAGCACCGCCGCGCCGAACGGCGCCGGCGCCCGGTAGTGCTCCCGCCGGGCCATCACCGTGGCGATATCCACGCTGGTTTCCGCTTCGTCATCCCACGGTTCGGCGAGCACAGTGTTCACGAACTCGCGCAGGGTCTCGGGCGAGCGGCGATCCGCCACGAACTTCGTGGCCAGCGCGCCCCACTTGCGCCAGGGCGAGTAGAGGCCGTTGATCCAGAAGCCGGCGACCTCACGCTCGGGATGCGCGGCGCGCCACTCGCCGTGCTTGAGCATCCAGTGCTTCTGCCAGTCGCCGATCAGCTTGGCGCAGTGCTCGCAGCGGTACTCAGCCTTCCCCGGCTCGCCCTTGGGCCAGACCAGATTGTCCCAGCGCAGCACCTGGAACTCGCCGCAGTGCGGGCAAGGCACCCAGTAGCTCTGCTGGTTCGATTCCAGGTACGCCGCCTCGATCCGCGAGGCGCCCTTGATGGTGGGCGTCGAGCAAAGCACGATCTTCCGGTTCCAGAAGTTCGCCGTGCGGGTGATCGCCAGGTTGACCGGGTCGCCCTCGCTGCCCGCGCTCGCCGGATACCGATCCACCTCATCGAGCAGGCAGTAGCGGATCGAGCGCATGGCCAAGCCCGCGGGCGAGCTGGCCGCGGCCAGCGTGATCGAGCCGCCCAGGAACTTCTTGTGCAGGATCGTGTTGTTCGAGTCGCGGCTGCGCGCCTCGGCCACCTTGCCTCGCAGGCACGGCGTGTCGCGCAGCATGGGGGCCAGGCGGTCCTTCGAGAAGGCCTCGGCATCTACCTCGCGCGGCTGGACCAGTAGGATCGGGCCGGGATCGAGGTCGACGATGTAGCCGATGAAGTTCGAGAGCATGCTGGTCTTGCCCATCTGCGCCGCGCACATCAGAACGACCGACTCCGCCCGATGCGAAGGACTGAGGGCGTCCATGATGGCGCGCTGGTAGGGCGCCCGGTCGGTCCGCCACTCGCCCTTCTCGGCCGCGGATTCCGAGCTCAGCCGGGCGTTCTGATCTGCCCATTCCGAGACGCTCAGATCGGGCGGCGGCACCAGCACCTCGGCGGCCAGGATCTGGATCTCCTCAACGCGCATACTGGACCACTTCGCGCAGCGCGTTGACGAGCGCGTGCATCTCGCGCTTCAAGACTTCCCGCACCTGGCGCTCATCGGTGAGCGCCGTGACCTCGGGCGCCAGCTTGTCGGGCGCCGCCAGGATCCGCTCCTTGAGCTCGACCAAAATCGACGCCCAGCGCTGCTTGACCAGGTCGGCTTCGACCAGCTTGCCCACCCGCGCGTCGTGCTCGAGCTTGCGGAGCTTCGCCCGGAAGACCATGTCGGCGGTCTTGGCCTGGGCGTAGGTCGTGGCGCCGGCGGCCACTTCGGCAGGCGCCGCAACGACTCTCTCCGAAACCGGCTCGGGCCGATCATCGAGCACGGCGTCCGAGGCCGCCACGTCGACCTTGCCGCCGCGCATCACCAGCACGCCGGCCTTGGCCAGCCGGCTGATGTACTGGCGGCTTTTGCCGCGGTGCCGGGCGTACTCGGCCTGGCTCATGAGCTGGCGCGCTTCGGCCAAGTTAAATCACTCCTGCCCACATCTGTTTGAAACGTCGCGAGATTCAGTTGTCAGATTCCGCTTGCTTTTCCTCGGAACCCGAGCGATGAGTGTCCCTGCTATGGCCACCCGCGACGAATTGATCGCCTGGGCCACGCGGAACGGCTGGAAGCTCGACCGCTGGGGCCACCTCAAGAAGGAATTCGACAACGGCACGCATCGGCTGAAGTTAAGCCGCATCGCCGTCCGGCATGAACTGAACACTCCATTCTGCTGGGCGCGCATTGCGAGCGGCTACTACAAAAACCTCACCATCACCGGCGACGGAAAACTCGCCGGTCTGAAGTTCTGAACGAAAGGAGAAAAACGAATGAGAGCATTCGCAATTGTTGAGACCAATGTCACCGCCTACCCGACGGTGGCTGAAGCCAAGCAGGCCGTGGCGGCCGCCGTTCCGAGCGAGCCGCGCCTGGCCATCACCTCGGAGGCGGAACTGGCCTCGAGCTCGCTGTCCGTAGGCCAGCTCGTCGAAATCTGGAACGGCTTTGCCGGCGTGGTACCGTTTGATGATCTCAAGCCGGTCCGCAAGTTCACGGACCGCAAGACGGCTGTGGCCCGCATCTGGCGCGCCATCCAGCGCCTGGCACCGGCCCCCACGGTGGCCACCGTTGGCGAACCGGGTGCCCAGGGCGCGCCGAAAAAGGCCGGCTCGAGCAAGGAGGCCACCGCCCGCCAGGGCAGCAAGAAGGCCCAGGTCATCGAGCTGCTCGGCCGGCCCGAGGGCGCCACACTCCAGCAACTGGTTGAAGCCACTGGCTGGCAAGCTCACAGCGTGCGCGGGTTCCTCTCCGGCACGCTCGCCAAGAAGCTGGGGCACAAGATCACCCGCCGCAAGCGCGACGACGGTACCAGCGCTTACTTCCTCACCGAGTAGGTGGCCCGCCATGATGGTCGAGTTCGAAGACCGCGACGAAGAACAGCAGCGGCGGTTTCTTGAGTACCTGGACCGGCTCAAAGCCGAGCAGGCTACCCCGCCGCTGCCTGAGCCGCCCAGACCCGGCTGTCTGTGGCGCCTGATCGGCCGCCTCTACCTCGCCTACTGGCGGTGGCGCTACCGCCGCCGCAACTAATCCCCGCCTCCCTCCGCCGCTGGGACCAGCGCCCCGCGGCTCTTTTCGTCTTCGAGCAACCTCAGCTCCGCACTCCAATCCGCCAGCGCCAGGCACAGCCCTTCCACATCGTGATGGCCGCTGCATAGCAGACCCTCTATCTCGGCAATCTCTTTCTGGCAGCGCTCGATCTCACGCCGGTACTCGGCGTCGCTCATCGGCCACCTCCTCGAAGCCGCGGCCATCACCCTCCAGCGCCGCCTTCTTGCCCGTGAACTCCTCCCAGCGACGGACGATTACATCCGCGTAGGCCGGATCGATCTCCATCAGCCGCGCCCGCCGCCCCAGCTTCTCCGCCGCAATCAAGGTCGAGCCCGAGCCGCCGAATAGATCCAAAACCACCTCGCCGGCCCGCGACGAGTAGGTCAGCGCCCGCACGGCCAGCTCTACAGGCTTCTCGGTCAGGTGCACCATCGCCTGCGGGTTGACCTTCTTGACGCTCCAGACGTCGGTGGCGTTCTTGATCTCCGGGTTGAACCAGTGCGCCGCGCCTTCACGCCAGCCATAGAAACAGTTGTGGGTTACCAGGCCATCGGCCACGTAGTGACCGTAGCGTGCCACCTCGAGTGAGTAAACCTCGCCATCGAACGGCTCCCACTCGACATGAATGGGCTCCCACTGCGTCTGCTGGCCGTTGACTGGAACGGGAATCATCATTACGCCTGACAGCAAGTTGCAGGCCCGGATGCGCAGGGACGAGCGAGCCCCGATCTTGTCTCGTGTGTGGTTGGCGATCAGGAACGGATGCTCGAGCGATCGGCCGTGGTCTTGGAGCAGACGCCGCGCGTTCTGCTCCAGTCGCGTCAGGTCCAGCCGATCATAAAGCCTGCGCACGTCAGCAAGGGCCCTTCGCGAGGAGGCACTCTCCGACCAGGTTGTCGTCGGAATCCCGTACTCAGCCAGAATGAGCTGCTCGGCGATGGTCGCCTCCACGTTCGAGGGATAGACGGACAAGATCCAAGCCGCTTCGCCCCCCTCGGTCTTGAGCCGGTGTTTTACCCCGAAGCCCCAGGTGGAGCGGAGCTTGGACTTTCCGACACGCCACCAGGAACCTAGCCGCATCAGATAGACACACCACCACTCACGCGCCCACGGGGCGAGCTTCACGCTCCAATGGTGCCCGGGCGTGCAGCGTGTCACCGAACGCCCGGCACGGACCAACAGGAGCGGTCCGTGGTAGCTCCGCCGGGTCTGCCGCACGAGCAGGCCTTGGCGCAGCCCAACGAGCACGTTCGAGTTGCGGCTGTAACTGACGACCCGATCGCCATCGCACAGGCTCTGAATGGGAACTGGACCCTCGGGCGTCATGACCTGCGTGTCCGCAGGCTGGCACCATTCATGGTTGCCCATGAAATCCTTGCGCGTGAGCACGGGGTGTTCCTTGACCCAAATGATGGCCTGCGAGAAGTACAGGCCGCAGTCGGCCAGCGCCGGCGGATAGTTGGCGCAGTTGGCGTAACCGCCCCAGATGTAGAAGGCCCCACCCGGCTTGAGTGCGGCCGCCAGATTCGCGAACCACTGCCGCAGCAGCCCTTCGTAGTCGCTGTCCTTCATGAAGTCGTTGGCCAGCGCGCGATCCTTGGGGCGCAGCTTCTTGGTCGTGCGCTTGGCCTTTGAGGCGCCGCGGTGCAGGTCAAAGCTCTGGTGATGATGCAGGCCTTTTTTGCCGGCCATCGCTCTGGACAAGCGCTGATTCGACGTCAGACCGTATGTCGTCCCGCCCTTACCCTGCTGAGGCGCGACGAACGAAGACAGCCCGGCGGCAATGGCGTTGTTCGAACGCGGCTCGACGCGCACGTTGTACGGCGGATCGGTGTTCACCAGATCCACCGTTTCGCCGGCCATCAGACGGTCCACGTCTTCTCGATTGGCCGAGTCGCCGCAGAGCAGCCGGTGCTCGCCCAGGATCCACAGATCGCCGCGCCGCGAGACCGGTTCCTCGAGCGGCTCGGGAATGGCGTCCTCGTCGGTGAGGGCTTCTGCAAAGTCGGGCGGCTCAGCGAGCAGTGCATTCAGCTCTTCGTCCGAGAACCCGAGCACGTCCAGATTGAAGTCGTCCTGGCGCAGCTCCGTGAGCAGGCCGCGCAGTAGCTCCTCATCCCATCCCGTGCCTCGAAGGGCGAGCTGGTTGTCCGCGATAACCAGCGCCCGCCGCTGCGCCTCCGTCAGGTGATCCAGCACGATCACCGGCACCTCCGTGAGACCCAGCTTGCGAGCGGCCAGGAGGCGCGCGTGACCGGCGATGATCACGCCGTCAGCGCCGACCAGGATCGGGTTCGTCCAGCCGAATTCCACAATCGACGCCGCGATCTCGGCCACCTGCTCGTCTGTGTGCGTGCGCGGATTGCGAGCGAAGGGGATCAGCCGCTCAATCGGCCGGCGCTCGATCTGGATGTCGAGGTTCACTTCTTGATGTAAGGCGCCTCGGCCGGCGTGCCGTCCGGGTTGGCGAAGTGCGCCAGCACGGCGGTCACGCCCTGCACCGCCGATAGCACCACCATGGCCCAGAACTTGCCGCGCCCAGGCAGCAGGTCCTGCGTGGCGTTGATGCCCTGCGCCACCAGCGCCAGCATCTGAATCGCAACGTTCACCGAGAATCGCATCTTGGTCAGCTCCTTGAATTCGTCAACGAGCGGCCGCAGCCGCCACCAGATCCGCAGTTCACGGATCATGCGCGATCAACTTCCCCAGTACGGCGCGGGCACCCAGTAGGCCACGATCAGGCCTTCGCCGGCGACGTTGGCATCGACGTAGTAGTCCGCCGGCCTGAGACCGTTCACCGATTCCAGAACCAGCTCGTCGGCGATGCCACCGCCCGCGCCCGTGGGCCAGAATTCCTTGAGCACCCCGGCGCCGGTGGCCTTGTTCATCCCCGCAACGCCCAGGAACACCCGCCCCGTCTCGCCGATCACGACGGCGAACCGCAGCCGGACGGCCCGCAAGTTCACGTCGCTCGTGACCAGTACAGGTGTGCCCGGCGCGGGAACGGCGATCTTCCCGAACGACCGCGCTTCTAGAGCGAAGGGTTCAGCCATGTGCGGACCTCGTCAACCAACCTGTCAACTTGTCAACCTGAATTCGGGCGCCGGCGCTAGCCGCAGCGTGCCACCTAGCCACCCGCCGCCGCGCGGCCGTTCCGAGGACCCCGCGGGCCTCGGCCACCGCAACTCGCGCAACAATAGGCCCCGCTGGATGGCGATCCACTTGCCGCCGACGTTGGCTTTGCGCGCTTTCATTGCGACGCCATGCACTCGGTGACCACCGCCAGGAAGATCGGGCGCAGCTCGTCGCCGTGCCCCAGACGCCTGAGCTTCCAGCACAGCCGCCCGTTGTCCAAATGCTCGCGGAAGCTGTAGCGTGTGCCCATGTACTGCCGCAACTCCACCGCCGCGCCCTCGCCCGGGCGCCGGAACAGGATGGCGCGATTGATGTGCCCCTTCGGGTGGCGCACGACACGAGCGATCAAACCGGCGGCCTCGAGCCGCGCCAGGCGCTGCTCGCTGACCCAGTCAGCCAGCTCACCGTCGCCGTTGTACAAAGGGATCCGGTGGTTCAC